CCCTTCGGGTCGGGGAGTTTGATGATCTGGCTTCGCATCAGGTTGCCGGTGTCGAACGGCACCAACTCGTCGGCGCGGCGTCCCAACTCGACAACCTCGGCGGTGATCGCCCGCCCGGTCGCAGCCCGGACCTTCCGGTCGTTGGCGCGGATCAGTCGACGGATGTCATCCAGGCCCGTCACCCGCACGCTGACAGCCATCTACTTGGTCCCGACGTAGGCGATGACGGCGACCTGGCCGAGCGCATCCTTGCGTGTCTCGACCTTCACGATCGGACGGATAGCGGACAGGGGTGCAGGCAGTGTGATCTCGTCGGCGACGTTGAGCGTCAGCGACGACGACGGAATGTAGGCGATGTAGTCGTAGTCGATGTTGTCGACGTTCACGTCCCGGTCGGCCTCGTTGGCGCGACGCACATAGGCGTCGTAGGCAGTCGTGCTACCGCTCCACGTTCGCTCCCCGTAGTTGTTGACCGTCGACGTGGTGCGGATGTCCACACTGTCGGGCGTCATGTTGCGTTCGATGTCTGCGATGAACGCAGCGGACGGCGACGCGGCAGCCATCAGTTCGCCAAACTGCCGAAGTCCTGCCGCACAGACGATCCGGCGAGCGGGTCGCGGAACTGGCCTCTAGCGAACGACGGCTGGATCATGTTCGAGTTGTCGCGGTCGATGTCCTTGTCGGACACGGTGAGGCCACCCGCATACGGCGTCGGGACGTTGCCTTCACGCAACGCCAACGCTTTGAGTTGCTCCGCCTGCGCCCGAGCGTTCGTCGCCTTCTGGAACAGGTCGACTTTGAGATCACCGACGGCCTGGTCTGCGAGCCGCGAGAACTTCGACGCGATGGCGACCATCGCCCGCCACGCTGCTTCGTACAGGGCCGTGGTAGCGGTGTCGCTGCCCGTGACTTGGTTGTTGATCCAAGCAATCTCAGCGTCGTTGAGCAACTGGTCGTTTGTGTCCGTGTCGCCGACGAGGAACCGGATTGCGTCTCGGGCATTGGAGGACGGATCGCCTCCATACGTCCAAGCCATGCTCGCCTCCTAACGACCGAGGGGCCGGGCCGGACCAGCCGACCCGACCCCTTGGTTGTGCTGGGTTGTGGGGGTTAGGCGACTGCGTTCGAGAAGAAGTAGCCCATCGAGGAGGCGATCACGTTGAACGCCCACGCCGACTCGATCTCGATGCGATCAGCCCGGAGTTGATCCATGCGGAACCGGGACATCGCGGTCGAGGTGCCGAGGCCACCCGACTGGGCGAGGCCAGTCCACAGGAAGTTGTAACCGCCGGACGGAGCCATCAGGCCCGGTGCGGGTGCCGAGTAAACCAGCAGGGCATCCTTGTCACCGATCTGCGAATAGGACGCCGTGGCACCCTCGTTCGCGGTGTTCTTGATGCCTCGCATGACGAGCACCCGATCCACTCCGCAGACCTTGGCGATCAGATCGGCGGTGATCGACTCGCTGCTGGTGTACTTAAATCGGTCAACAAAATCGGAGTGGTTCTTCAGGATGCTGAACACGGCGTAACTCATCACAAGCGTGTTCGGGGTGTAGCCGGTGTTCGTCAGGACGGTGTTGATGCCGGTCTGGATGTCCGTCACCGGGGTGGAACCCGAGGCGCTCCACAGGGTCGATGGCGTGGAGTCGGTGCCCCACACGCTCGTCGCGAAGTACGACGAAGCCCAGTCGATTTCCTGCTTGATGAGCATCTGCTGCGTCAGGTACCGGGTGGCGTCCATGTCCGGCGACAGGGGTGCATCCGAGTTGGCTCGCACCTGATCGCCGATGTCCTTGTGCAGCGCGTACACGAGCGCCGAATAGGAACTGGTCGACAGTCCGTAGCCGGACCCGGCTGACTCGGTTCCGTCGGCACGCGGTTGCACGTTGTCGCGGAAGAAGTCGGCTTGGGTGTAGGTGAAGAACTTGTCCGACTGCTTCTGGACAGGCACCGACGGGAACGCACGGGAGGCGACAAAGTTGTCGGCCTCCTGCATGAAGGCGATGGACATGTTGGTCAAAATGGCATCAACATGAACGTCGTTTTGAGTTGGTTGTGGCATTGGTCAGTCCTCCTAGGCCGCGCGGCCGTTGGCGACGTTGAGAATCATCGTCGTCGTTTCGCCAGCAGAGGCCGCTTCAATGCACTGACCCATCATGTAGACGGTGGTGTCGGTGCCGGAGCCGATCTGGTCGGCCTGACCGTCAGCGGAAGTCCCGATGAAGTTACCGGCGGCAAGGGTGCCGTCGGCCACAACCTTCGAGATACCGGAGATGCGGACCACGGCCTGCTCACCCGACTCGGGATCGTTCTGCAAAATCCCGATGGGTGCATTGGTGATCGCCGTCGCCACATTCACCGTCGTGGACGAAGCCAGGATGACGAAGTGGTACTGCTTGGCGGACAGGTCCGCGGCAGCGGTGAAGGTGCCGATGTCGACACCGGGGGATTCGTATGCCATGTCAGGCTCCTAACTCGGCGACGTAGCGTTCGTAGAGGTCGGGGTTCTCCACAGCGACCTCGGCGATTGCCTTCTGAATCGAGCCGGTGTGACCGGCCTCGACCTTCGACTGCGCCATTGCGTGGATCTGGCCGTAGGCATCGTCGACGCCCGACGACGTGTCGGTGCCGAGTTCCTTGAGGATTCCGGCTTCGCCGAGGGCGACCGTGCATCCGTCGAGGATCGCTTCTACCGCGTCTGCATCCTCTGGGCTGTGGTCACGAATGTTGCGAAGCACCGGGGCGAACTCGGTCGGCGTCAACTCGGGCAGGATCGCCCAGGTGTGCGCCTTCTGAGTGGCCTTCTCCAGTTCACGCTCGGCACGGACCTGCTCCGTTTCGGCACGGGCAGCGTCGAGGGCTTTCTGGAGTCCGTCGAGTTCCTTGCGGAAATCCTCGGACGGTTCTTCAGCAACAACTTCGGCCTCGACCGGGGACTCGTCGGTGTAGTCCGACATCTTGTTCGCCTCCTGGTGGGGGTCTGTGGTGGTGGACGCCTCGATCGTGTCGGCCAGAGCCGCTTCAAGCGGATCGTCGCTGGACTTCATGACCAGCCAGCCTTCGTGGAGGGTCGCAGGATGATCCACGGCTGAAATCTCTTTCAGTTCAAGGTCAACCAGTTTGCGGGATTTGCCCACAGGTGCGCTCCTCGTTCGAGACGCCGGAAGAATAACACCGATGTCATTCGATGTGTGGATACGTCGCCGGGTTTTCTTCGTCGCCGCCACTGGGGGTTAGGTCGCCACGGCGATCGTGAGGCGGTACCACCCGGCGGTTGCGGCGCTGTAAACCTTCGCCGTGACGTAGTAGTCGCCGGGCGAGAGCGTCCTGGTGATAGACGCGTCCCAGCAGTTTCCAGAGTCGGGACAGTCGGGCAGGCAGGTGCAGCCGTCGTCGTCGTCGCTCTCTAATAGCGAATCGTCCGAGGCGTAGAGGTAAATAAATGGATCTCCAAAGTCGTCCTCCCCGTTTGCTGTCGTGCCCGGCCAGCCGTCGCAGGTCAGGTTCGTTGCGGCCGTGATCTGCACCGTCGTCGTCTCACTGAGCGTGAACGTGACCTGATCGTCGCCGCCGGTCCCGGACTCGATGTCCGCGATGCAGAAGTCTCCCATGCCGGTCCAGACCGTGCTGTTGCCGCCCGTCAGGGCGCAGTCGTTCGACCAGGCGTTGACCGAGGTCGCTGTAGTGGTCACGTCGTAGGCGGTGCCCTCCGAGATACCCACGAACCCGTCGGACCACACCACCGTCGTGACATCTGTCCACGTCGTCACCGTCGTAGTCACGGTTGTCTCTTCGTCGTACCAGTAGCCGTCGTCGATCCACTCCAGGTCCGATGCCTCCAGCGTGACGGTTGTCGATTCGCTGGTGCTTGTCGCGGCGTCCTCGCGGGCCACCGTCGACGCCTCACCCGGCGTCGCACACCCCGACGGCTTCTCGCCGGTGTCGTTGGCCCACGGATCATTCTGGCGAGGTGGCCGGATCATCGCCTGCCGGGTCGGGCTGAACGGTTCCTCCTGGTTCTGCCGGTGCAGGCAGTCCCGGTCGGTTGCTACCAAGTCCGTCGTCGTCCACGCGTCCGTCACCTCCGACGACGTTTGCGACGCCTCCGCCGCGACCCCTGTCTCCCACGAAGTTTCCACGGTCAGCACACCGCCGTCTGAGTAGGTGGTCGCAGTTCCCGTCTCGGTCAGTGTCTCCGTCCACGCTGTCGTATGT